AGGCGTGTAGCCCTCAATGCCTTTGGCTTCTAGCTGGGCGACAATGTCAGCGGCGACTGCGCCTGCCGCGATAGAACCTTCGCCGACTGCGGCGGCAGTAGCTGGGTTTTTAATGAGACCTGTGGCCTTTGCAAGTCTGCCAATTGCACCGCCGCCTACCATGTAGGGTAGAGCTTGGCTGGTCAGCATAGCAATTTGGCTAGGATCTTCTTTGATAGTTTGCGCGGCTACGCCACCCTGCTCCATCACATATGCTAGTTTCTCGGTCCATTCTGCATCGCTGCCAAGCTCTCGGACAGCGTCAGCTAAGGCGGCAGAGACGGCTGCGTTCTTTTGTTTTTGAGTGTCCGATAGCAACATCTCGTCGGTGGCAGCACCAGCTTTCATCAGTCCTTGTGAGATAGGGTCGGCAACGGGGGAGGTGATTGGGGACAACGATCCCAAGCCTACAAAAGCGCCCGCTGCTTTAGGAATGGCTCCCACAAAAGATGCACCGACGTCGGCAATGGCGCGGGGAAAGCTGCGTTCATCTTGTTGCTGTGGCTGGGGAGCTTGGGTCTGCTGTTGACCGCTTTGCTGTGCCAGCATCTGCTGTATGCCCTCGGCTGCAGCCTGTGCGCTTGCCGCACCCTCTACGGTGAACTTGCGCCCATCGGGCAGTTCAACTTGGAAATTAGCCATGTAAGGGAAGTCCTATTTTGCAGTTTTAGCAGGTGCTTCAGTGATTTTCATGTTGCCAATGGTGACAGTGCTTCCCCCGCCTGCCATCGGATATGTGGGCGTATAGAAGATTGAAGGACCTGCACCCATGCGAATGCCTTCCATCGTTATCTGCCTGTTACGTTGCTTTTGAGACAACGTTTCTTCGGTATCTCCAAATTGAGGAAAGTACTGAATGTTGGCATTCTCAAACTCTGCATCGCTGATTACCGCACCAGATTCACGACGCAAAACAGCGTTTACAAAGTTGCGACGTGCTTGGTCATAGCGTTGGTATTTCGGATCAACTAAAGCATTGCCAAAGAGGGGTACGTTAGATTTGAGCTTTTCCCATAGGTCTGTACCCATACCGGCAGTGTCCATGAGAGCCTTCTCGGCATCGACACCGCGATTGTAAAAGCCAAAGTTCTTGGCTTGAAAGTCCTTGAGCTTGCCCATGTCACCAGCGCCCTTGTTCTTAGACGCCGCCAACGCAGCAACACGCGCAGCATGTGCCTGCCTGCGCTCTTCTTCGATCTTGAAGGTGCCCATCTCGGCTTGGCGGTTGGCTTGGTTTACGTCGTTGTACGCGCCGGTCATTGCGCCCATCTGCGCAAGTGACCCCTGGGAGGCGTTTGCCAAGCCTGCCATGCCCATGCGCATCAGGCGCTCACCGAGGCCGATCTGCATGTCGGGGAGACCTGAGCCACGGGCGTTGCCTGTGTAGCCGCCGGTGCTTGCGCGGACGCGGTTTGCGGCAGGCTGTGTGTTCTGTGAGCTTGTGGCAGTCAAAGCGCCGTTGTTATTACCGGCAGTGACGGGGGTGGTAGTGTCGGTGAGGGCGGCAGGTTGAGACGGTGGGTCAATGTAGCTCTTGTCGTCACCAAAGAGCTGTTGTGGTGATACTAGTGCGGGGGTGGTGCGTTTTTCGTGTTCACCGACACGTAGAGCGTCGAGGAACTGATAAGCGTCTTGGCCTGCTTTTGTCAGATTTGACTGCAATGATTCTGGTGCGCTCATCTCCATGCGCTCGTTGGCTTTTGCGACGGCAGCGTCCCTTGTAAGCCCTTCATCGAGGTAACGCTTGACGAGGCTTTGGAAGACAGCGTCTTGGTCATCCCCATCTAGGCGGTAAGTATTGCCCATGCCATCATCGAGAGAACTGCCGTCAGGCAAATAGCGGGCGGGGTCTTGGTTCATCATTATACCGCTGCGCCGGTTCGCTCTTATTTCGTTTGCAGTGGGGCCAAGCAGTGCCGCTCTGGCATCTGGAGTGTAGTTGCCGTCTGCTCCAGTGTCGTCAGAAAGAATGGCGGCCTGCTTCGTCAGCATGGGATGACCGGCGGGGTACAATTCACCATCGGCACCCGTGAACATATTTACCGCTGGCTCGTTGTTACGGGCGTGTATCTGTGCCTCTGTGAGGGGACGCTCGACGTCATTGACTGGCATCTCAGGAGCGTAGGCACCAGTTTGCAAAGCGGGCTGGGGAGCCGAACCCATCTTAGGACCGGTGAGGTGTGAAGGAGTAAGGGCAGGGGCAGCTTCCGCTGGTGGGGGCAACAACCTTTCAGCACTGTATCTCAGTCTTGCATCCCTGATCGATTTGGGAGTGTAGCCGTGCATACCGCTGCGACTGCCGGTGACCGAAAGAAGGTCCCTGTTTAAGCCCATTGGTCCCTGTGTCATAGCGTATAACGCATCTACATGGGACAGCCCTGTAGCTCTTGCTTCTTCATAGGCACGGTTTGCAAGTTCGTTAGCAGTGTTTTGGAAGTTTGGGTCATTAATACGGAAGTCATCTAGTGCAGCCATCTGATTACCCTCCTAAAACGGACGAAGTTGAGGACGAATGGAGCTAGTCATTGGCCCGCTTACGTGATTGGCAGATGGGCGCACCATGTCCCTAGCGAAACCAAAGCCGGTCATAGCACCTGAGATCCCAGACATTGTCGGATCGAAGTTGTTGGGCTGCACAGACGGACTGTTAGGCGCTCGGCCTAGCATTGTGCTCATGTAATCCTTGCGCTGGTTCAGTGCGAAGTCTCTGTTGCCCTCGAAGCGGGCGCGGGCGTCGTCAAAGGCAGCTTGGTCGTAGCCTTGAAGCACGTTGCCTGCATTCATTCCGAAGTTGGCACCTTCGCCCATAGTATTAAGGCCTTCAGAATATGCGGAGCGGATAGCGTTGTTGGCTGACCCTGCTCCTTGTAACGCAGAGCCTTGTTGGTTGAACTGCGTATTCTGTTGGCCCAGTGAGCGGGCTGTGAAGGCGTCATTGATACCGGCTGTTACGTCGGCGCGTCGGTCATCGTAGCCGCGATTGGCGATAGCTTCTGCGACACCGGCACGGCTAGATGCAGTGTTCCCAGAGGCGCTGGCACCTTGATTGATTGAGGGCAGGACGTTCTCTTGCAGGTTGCGACGATCATCGCGCATGGCAGCGTCGATCATTGGCTGAGAGTTATCGAGAGCGTACTGCTGGGCTACCGCAAGGCGGTCTGTGTTTCGGGCGTCGTTTGCCATTGCGTTGTATTGATTATAGATGCCCTGGCTGTTGTCGCCAAAGCCTGCGTAGCGATCCATCATGCCTGCGCCACGCCCGATCATAGCGCCACCTGCGCCGCCCATTGCCGTCGCGGTGTCGGTCTGAAATCCGTTGGGACCAGCGTAGGTAGGCCCACCGTATTTACCTGCAGCAAGGACGCCGTCGAGGGCAGTTTGACCGCCTGCTAAGTTTGCATCAACGTGGGGCTTGTATTGATTGAAGCCTGCCATCGATGCTGCGGTTGCGGCATTCTGAGCGGCGGCGCCTCTCTTAGCGCCTCGATTTCCGAGGACGCCGCCAATGACGGTAGCGCCAAGCTGCGCAGTGAAGGGATCAATGCCCATTTGTTGTGGTACTCCGTAGTTTGAATAGATGGCGATTGAGGCCACCTTCGGCGGGAATTGTGCCCGCATATGTGAAACCGAAAAGGCTCAAGAACTTGTGGTGCTTGTGATCGTCGGTAGCACTCAAAGTGTAGAATGTTTGATCGTCTGATAGCGCGAGTAGCTGGCCAAAGTCAGCCTGAAGCCTGCGCTTGATCGATGCAGACCATCGCGTGTGAATATCGCAGTGGATGAAGGTAAGCCTATGCGCCTGCTCAAGTGTCACAGTGTAAACGCCCGTGCGGGAGATCACAGGTGACCTCGTCAGACTGCCGACCATGAATTGCCATTGTAAACGACGAGGCCGCTGTGACCCGACACAGGTATCCAAGGCGCAACCGCATATCGAACCATGCCACGTCGCTTGGTCTCAGGTTCAGCGTCAGAAACCAAGATCGTCGCTTCGGTGACCGAGGCTACTGTGCGCTCGATGTTCTGGAACTCGTTGCCCAAAACATCTCTAAGCTCGCCGGTTGGCAGCACTCGACGGCTGTATCGCTCGACGATGGCGTCAGTGCGCGGGGTGAGCTTTGGCGTGAAGATGACTGCAAAATGGCCCGCAGTAATCGCAGCTTGGAAAGCAGCGCCGAAGATTGCTCTGGGGCTGGCCGTGCCGCTTAATACCGCAGACGCCGTGGCACTCATCAAAGCAGCCCGAGCAGCGGTTGCAGTTGCTGTCATCGATACAGTAGCCGAAGCCGCCATTGGCACAAACTGGATTGCAGCGCCTGTTGCAGAAGCCGTCGCAGCGCCCGTGGCATTTGCAGACACAAGACGCAGGCGGGTGCTTACAACAGGTGAGACAGTGACGGTGGCGATTGCTGGGGTGCCAACAACAGATTTAAAGGCCAATAACGAAGGAGAAGAGCTAGACACAGAAACGCTGGCCGTAACACCCATGCCTTTGATGGCAGAATTAGCAACAGGTGATACTGTGGTACTAAGGGCAGCGTCGACAATGAAGCCACGTAACCTGAGCAGCGTAGTTGGCGCTGGTGCAGTGACAGAGATGTCAGCGGAGGCCTGTACTGAGCGAATTCGGAACGATAATGATGAGACAGTAGCTGTGGTTGAGATCGAAGCGGAGTCTGGTGCAATTGATTTGACGAGTAACGCGGGAACATCAGCAATCGGAGCAGCTATGGACCCCGATCCCGCAGCCTCAATAAACTGAGCGAGTCTTCCAACGCCCGACATAGCACAACTGGCAGGGTCAGGCAGAATACTAAGTATTCTTGTCGCAACAGCTACCTGCGTGATTGATGTGCTTGCAGAAGCAGTGCCCGCTGCAATAAGGGTTGTCGGCGGAGCAGTGGTCGTGATTTTTACTGTAGTTGGATCGACTGAAGCAAATTGCACAATAGACGCGGTGGCTGTAGCATTTACCGATAGTACAATCGGCAATTGGCCAATATTTCCAGCTACACCATAGCTATAGGGGATAACTATACGTGTGTATGCACCCGACTGTCCCGCAGTCCCAACGACAGAAACACCATTTGTAAATTCAGATGTGCTTGAGGAGTGGATGCCGTCTGGAATCTCAGACAGTCGTAGGGGGTGCCCCCCGTTTGAGGAGTGAGACTGATCAAATGTATAGGTAGCGTTAGGAGCTAGCCTTACGGACGCTTGTTGTACGCCGTCAAGAAAGTATTTGTTGGCACCATTAACGTTCTGGACTGTCACAACAAATGTTGTTTGGCTTGTGGCTGTATGGACTGTAGTAGCACCCATACCCGAATGATTCGTGCAGTAATATGAGAGCAAACGTGGTAGGTGACTAGTACCTGATATTACACGTAAGAGATCTACAGGGGTAGTTGTTACTGCAAGATTTGCGTCGTTAGGCTGTGTTGTTTTAATTACGCTGGACGAGGCGGTTGCAGTGACACTAAAGTGAGCGTCGATATCGGGGGCGGTAAATGCGATACCACTGACTGTGATCTGGGCGTTTACAGATAGCGTGACGCTGGGCGTGCTTGTAAAAGTCGATCCGTCAGTGCCGAGCGCAGAGCCGGCCAGAGGTGCTGTAACGTAAGCGTTTATTGTGCCGCCAGCTTCGGCAACAGGTAGGGCTGCAAGCGGTCCTGCGACTAGTGGGCTAAATCCAAGCATGTCAGGTGAGCAACTTTATGTAGCCCTGAGACGCCGTACTTCCGCCGTTCGACGAGGCTGACGATCCAGCCACAATCGCATTTGCATTTGCCGCTGTATATTGGAAATAATCGTTGGCCGCATCGCCTGATAGCGCAAATAGACTGTTGGTCTTTTCTGTGCCATCTGTTATCTTCCAAGCACGTAGAACGCCAGCTCCTGATCCAACCATATACTGACCAGTGATAACATATTTATCCTGATAGATACTCAGTTTGATATATTCCGCTTGGCTGACATTAGACCCCGAAAATGATCGAACAACCACACTGTTGTCGCTCAAATCAACCAAAGCATATCCTGCGTCATAACTGCCATCGTTATGCCCCACGGTGAGCGATATAGCGGCGTAATTGTTCGTAATCGCTAGACCGTCATTACCCGCATGTAGGTCGGCAGAGGCTCCAACGTAGGGAAACGCACCAGTTGTAACCTCGGCTCCAGTTGCCATGTTATAAAGTGTCACTCGACCTGTATCAGCGGTAGTACTGTCTCTATGATATCCGCCCTGACTGACAATTACGTGCGTATCGTTGCAATCAACACGATTACACCAATGAGCATATTGACCGCCCTCACCGTTTCCGGTTAGTTGAATGGTCCTAATATAGTCTCCCTTAGTATGGGAGCCAAACGTTTTTCCCGCAAAAAGTTGAACCTGTGCGGCAGCGTTCGACATTACAGCCACGTAATTACCGTTAGGACTAATTGCACAACCGCGACCAAATCCACTGTATGTGTGTGTAGTGTTGCCCGAACCAGTGTTGTAAGGAACCGTGAACGTTGTGCTGCCGCTGCCCGACCAACCATTAGGGCTTAATGTAGTAGCAGATGTACTTGGCAGTGTGTAAAGATACGCAACACCCACGCCTCGGTTATACGCAGTAATGCAAATTTCCTTGCCGGCACTATAGCCGATATAACCTCCCCCATAATCGTTAGTTGACTCGCCTGGGAGAGCCAAGGGGTTGAAGCCGGTCAACGCACTGTTATCACTCAGCTTATAAACATATGTACCGCCAGCACCAGTGGTAAAGCTTGCGGTCGTCATGTTTGGCGCACCGGACCCGTAATAAGTATCACCAATAAAGGGACTAACTCCAAAATTCACACTATTGCTTTGTGGGTTTGGAGCAGTAATTTTATGCGCTGAAGTTGGAAAACTAGCTAACGTAATTGCCGTTGTGCTTGAGAGCGTGTTTATGCCATCGGTGGCTCTTGTGCGGTGATAATAAGTTCCGTTGTATGCGCCATTCGATGAGCCGATTAAAGACGTGACGCCAGTAGTTTGGTTGATTACTGGAGCCGACGCAAGCTGTGGTGGCAGGCTGTCATCATTATAAATCGTGTTGCCCGAATAGCCATCCCACGAATATCGCACTGGAAAGGTTTCATCGATTGCAATTCCCGTCAAAGTCACAGCCGTTGAGCCGTCTGTCTCAAGATCAAGCGTGCTTGCTGGCTCAGTTGTCCAGCGTGGTGCTGGATTGGCTTCGAAATCACCAGCGGTAAGGCCTATAAGCACCTTTGCGCTTGATGTCAGGTTAAGCGAATTGCCGCTGTTGCTGCTCTCTTCGACTGTCCGAGCCATCACAGTTGCGCTTGATGACATCAGACCAATTCCGATTTCCCAAGCCGTGCCGTCTTCGATTATGTACCTTATTTGGTCCGAATCCACGATACCAGCTTGCGCGAAGGTTTGATAGCCAATCTCGGCTGCGTTTAACTGTACATTGCCCGTGCCAGTGGATGATATGGACATTTTGGCTCTGTTGGCAAATTTAGTCATTTATGCGTCCTCAAAATTGCATTCTGCGGTATCCGCTGCTGTACTGGCGGCGGTGATTATGCGAGGTGAAAATTCCAGCATCAGGTGTAAATCCCAACTATCCCGTTGTTGGTCAGGCTGTTCGTGTCAGCGACCCAGGAGCCATATACAAGGTTGCCGCCACGCGCGACCATCGTGTTGTGAGAATCAGTTACGTTTGTAAGTTTTTCACCCCCTGCAGAACCGTGGATCGGCCACGCACCAGACACCGTGTATTGACTATTGTCGCTTAGAGAAAACGCATAAATTGCACCATTGGTGCTTAAGCTGTTGGTACTCGCATCATGATCACCGATTATGACGTGTGTGTCGGTGATTGCGTACTTGCAGTGGTAGTATTTTACGTAGGCAGAAGTTCCCCCAGTAAACGGGAGACGTCGAACTGACGAGTGGTCCGACAGATCAACGAGTAGTGGCCCAGTAGATTGGTTTTTGTCGTGGATGACCGCATAATCGTCACTGATTGCGCCAGCGAAGGTGTAAGAAACGCCGGTATACGGCCATACGCCTGTGGTTATCTCCGCACCTGTAGTCAGATTGTACAAGTAAGCCTTTCCCCCCGAGCCAAAAAAGCCTGAGCCGATCATGACATAATCGTTGCTTATTCGTACGCTGTCACCGAATCGAGGCTCTGATGCTGTTCCACTGGTGTCGCCCGTATACGTATGTAGCAGAGCACCTTGTGTGCGACTTGTGCCACCAGAATCTGTAAAACTTCGGGCGGCATACACATATGCTCGGCCTACCATGCTGTTGTATCGCCAGTCACTGACCACCACATAATTTCCGTCAGGACTAAGTTCTATTTTTTCCCCAAAGGCGTCACTTGACGTGCCTGGATTGCTAATTGTAATTTGTGGCGTCGTGCTGGTCAGTCCGAATATTTGGACTTTATCATCCATACCAACCGCCATATTTACCCCACTTAGTGAGACGTTTCTGGCGAAATTCGAATTACTGCTTGTCAGGCCATCAAAGCCGGTAACCACCGTGCCATCTATAGTGTAGAGATATAGTTTGTTAACGCCTTTAGCGCACGCGGCATAATGCGTGCTGTTACAGCCCACAGCGAATCCAAAATAGTCGTTATTACCCGCTCCATTTTTAATTGTGCCAACCGTTTTTGGCGGGGTAAAACTGAGCGTAAATGCGCTGACCGTCGACGATGCTGTATTGCCGTCACTTGCGCTAAAGGTTAATGAAAAAGAACCTGCATTGCTTGAAGATGTGCTTGGCGTAATCGTAAACACGTTGTTATTCTGCGAGACGGTTGCTGTGCTACCCAGCGAGCCAGATGTCACTGCGGAGGAGTAGCTGAGCAAAAATCCTTCTGGGTCCGTTGCACTGAGTGTTACAACGGTGGCTGTGCCGCTTGTACTTAGCCCGTAAGTTGCATTTGCCCCAGAAATTGCGCTCGGAGTGGCGTTGGTCAGTGTGCCAACCAACCACCAGCCATTAGCGGTGTACATCATTAAGTTTTTAGTAGCCTCAATGAACGCAGTATCACCAACGACCATCCCAGTCTGAGCCAGCAAGCTGGTAACGTTTGCGTGGACAACACTGCCTATATCGGCGGCGGCGGCTGTCAAAAACACAACACTATCTGTGGTTGCTGTGATTGCGTTGTTGCTGTTGCTGGACTCAGTTGGGGTGCGACTTAAAGTTGTCCCACTGGCCGTGTAAATTCCAGAGCCGATCTCAAAATCGCCAGCATTTGGACCTTCGATGGTGTACCGCACAGTCTCGCCATTTGACACGCCTGCATCAGCAAACGTTTGAAACCCAGAACTTGCAGCGCCAAGCGTCAGAGCGCCTGTGCCACTGGATGCCACTGCAGTGATTGTCATTTTTGCACGATTTACGAGTTTCATCAGCAGGATCCCGTTACTAGGCGGCTGTGACGTCGAGGTCGCCTGCCGCGATACGCAGCACGTCCGAAACTTGGATGGTCTTTGCAACCGCAAAGCTTCCATGAAGGAGCATATTACCACCTGAAGCTGCATCCCAGATCGACCAAAAGCCTATGCTGCCCCACGCATTTCCCGAGCAGGCTGGGAAGTCGATGACAGAAGTATTATCGGTGGTGCCGCCGCTGGCAGCATCGAAGGCCACGAGAACGCGAGTGTAGCCGTCGGTGTTTATAGTCAACTCTGTGCCAGAGGCATCTTCGGCCATTGAGCCGACAGACAGGCCGAGGTATACGCCACCCGCTTGGCGTGCAGAGGGTAGGGAGAAGTCGCCCGTCCCAAGTATTAAATCCAAGATTTCATTTTCAAGATAATCAGACATTGCTGACATTGTTTCGTTCCTTATTCTAAGTATATGTTCTGTAAATTAGCGACGGCCAGTGACAACGACATCAAGGTCAAACCCTGACAGGGCGAAGTCTTTGTTGTCACCGTCGTCGAGGGTCATCTTGTAGCTCAGGTACCTGCCGCCCTGCCGCGTATCGAGCTTGTGATCTACGCTGGTATCGAGAGTCTGCGCGGTCCCATAGTTTGGGACGTCGGGGGCAAGGGGCGCAGATCCGAAGGTGAAGTCAAAGGTCTTGTCGGTGTTAGCTGTGACGACCTGTGGCGTGATCTTGGTTATGACCTTGTATCCGCTGAGAGGTATCTCGACCTCATCCAAGTCAATACCTGTACGCTCGACAAACGGAGACGCAGTCGCAACGGTGTCCAGAGACTGACTTAGTGAGCCGTTGTCGCTGAGATCCACGCCGTAGAGCTTGGGCACTGTGATGGCCCTGCCGGTGGCATTGACAGCTTCAGTAGCGTTGGCAATGGATGCCATGATGACGTGGCGGTCAAAGCCACTGTCCTGAGATGCGTAGGTGCCCCCAGCAGTCTCATAGACTAGGGTGGTTGTATCGTAGGTCCTGACGCTGTTTATGTTGGCTGTGGTTGCTGATACGGCGTGAGGGAGGTCCATGAACGACCACGTATCGTATCTATAGTTATACACCGCTGCTCGGTTGGCACCGACTGGAGCAAAGGCTGGGCGATCAGTGGTCATATCGTCGGAGCTTGGATAGCAGAAGTAAATCTCGGAGAGCGGATGATTATGATACGAAAAGCAATGGTGCGTGGCTGAGTTATCGAGGGCATTGAAGATGTAGGCCCTGATGCGGTCGTCCACTAGGCTTTCCTTGGTGGTCCCGTCGTGGCTCCAGATATCGTCGGTATCGAAAACGAAGTGCTTGCCTCGGACTTCGACAACGCAGTTCTGGCTAATGATTCCGCAGCTACTGAAGATCTTGCGAAAGTTGTGGATGAACGCGCCACCGACAAACTCCATGAGCCAAACTTGGTCGTTGCTGTAGATAATGAAGTTGGTGCCAAGGCTGAGACCGTCAACGATGGGTGTCTCCATCTGTATGATGTCGTTGGTACCTGCGCTCTTGGTTGGGTCAGACTCCTCCCACGACGTGGGTATCTGGTTTGGCAGGGCGATGTCGGAGAAGCGGACGCGGTTGGGAAAGCTGGTGCCGTCCTCAGTGGTATTCAGAGCGACCAAGAAGTCACCGTAGGTCCTGAGCGCCTTGGCGCGGTAGCTGTTGGGCCAAAAGGTCAGGTCAGCGAAGTTGGTACCGTTGGGGCCGCGAAACACGGGGACGCGGTCTTCGCGGTTCACGTAGGTTACGTCACTCAGAACGGTAGCGGTGACACTGGCCTCGGCAGAAGCACTCAAGGTACCTATGGCACCAGAGCGGTCTGTCAGTGATCCGTTGGCGTACTCGTTTAGCTTAAACTGATCTGAGACAAGGAGGACGCTGTCGTAGCCAGTGGAGCTGAAGATGCCGTGAGCCAGCACAGGCACAAAGGATACGCTCGACAACAATGTGCGAAATATTGGGGAGCGCGAGATAGCGCCGTCTGCAAAGCGGACGTTTAGGGCCCTGTCGAAGGCGTTTATGGGGAGGTTGAAGGGCTCGACGTCAGTGACTACCCCTGTTACACCGAGGCCGCGTATGGGTAAGTTTGGCATATCAGCTAGGCTCAGTCGGCCATGTGACGGTTGTCGGGAAGCCTGCTTGTGCGGGGAGGTCGCGGAGGGCTTGCCTGTAGGTACGCCAAGCGTCAGTGATACGATCTGCAGTAGCGTAGACATCACTAACAGCAAGGAGGCCATCGCGGTCTGCCCTAACGTCAGAGGCCAAGTCGGCTGTGGTTGGCGCGGCGTAGGCGGCGAAATCACTGCCGATCAACGCAAGCAACGCCGCGTTGTCAACAGTGTTGTCGGTGTCAGCAGGGTCTAAAGTGTAAGGTATCCACTCGTAATCAGGGTGATTGATTTCGACGTCAAAACGAGTGTTGTCAGAGTTGAGCGATTTCGCATTGC